TTGCGTGGGAGATCGCAACATACTGGACGCTAAAAAGTGCAAAGCAGCCGAACACAAATGGAGAGGCCACGTCTCTCACAGATATGGCACCGATGCAGACATAGCTTATTTCAGAAAAGGAGAAAACAAACCAACAGACTTCACACAGATGACACCAGAAACAATTGATTTGCAAAGAAATTTAAAAGTTATCGATACCTTAATGGATACTGGGCACTTAAAAGCAATTTTTGTTGATGATCGTAAAGTCCCTAGATCCCGAAAAATGTGGATTAAAGAAGCACTTATTGCGCAAGCAAAAGAATTAGGCTGGTCTAGAGAAAAAATACAAAACTTGTCTAACATATTGCGAGACTCGCGTTCTAGCAACCATGGCAACCATTTGCACATACGTTTTGTGGATTTAAGACGCAAAAAATAAAAGTGAGTTTTAATAAATAAGAAGATAATTATAAGTGTTCTAGGAGGAATACATAAATGAAACCAGTTATAAAACAAAAAAGAAGAGATCCAAGATATTTTCTTCATGAGTCTGTTGAAGAAAAACTTTCTCAGGCCCAACAAGGCGCAATGGACACGGATGACGACGGAGACATTGATGAAAAAGACCTTGCTGTGCTTCGAAAGGGCAAAAAGAAGGGGAAGCAGGAGCACGAAAAAAGTGCCAAGGGACAAGATCAAGATCCTCAAACCCCAGGAGATCAACAGCTTCTTCTTGGCGATAAAAGTCTTTACGAAAAAATTCGTAGTGCAATTGAAGAAGTGTTTAATGAATATTTAGAGGAGGATAAATAATGGCAACTGTATACGATATAATTCAAGGAATTAACCAAGCCGCAGCAAATGCTTATGATGGAGCACATGATGAGAAACATTCTCATGATGGCAAAGCACGTAAAGCTGGGTTGAAGCGAGAAGAGGGAGATTGTATTATAGATTCACGCGTGATGGATGGTTTTAATGTGAGATTTGATAGCGGAAACAGATTAAATTTGTCCTACCAAGCTGAAATAACAATGAAAGATTTTCACGACAACGCCTTTGAAGACGATGTTAAAAGTGCTTTAAATGATGTGGTCAAATATCTTAAAAAAGAATATAAGAGCGTTACGGGAGACAGCCTTTCATTAACTTCTGATGGTGAGCCAAAAATTCATGCTCAATCTATGTCTAGAAAAAGAAATTGGATTCAAGCAAATCAATCTTTTACGATTGGAGGCATTAAACCCGAACCTGAATTGCCAAGCGGGGATGACACAGAAGATCGTATACGACCTGCAATTAAAAATTGGCTGAGTCAAGGTCGGGATAAAGCAAAAAAGCCAAAAAACGTTAAAACGAATTAAGGACTAAAAGTGGGATACAAATTAACCAAACAGGAAATTCGTAAAGAAATTATAAAATGTGGCAAAGACCCAGTTTATTTTATTAATAATTATGCGCGAATTGCACACCCAATAGAAGGATTAATCCCTTTTAAAACTTATGATTATCAAAGTAATTTAATTAGGGCTTTTGAAGATCACCGTTTTACTGTAATCTTAAAAGCAAGACAGCTTGGCATTTCAACGATTACAGCAGCTTATGTGGTATGGATGATGCTATTTCACCGCGATAAGAATGTTCTTGTCATGGCAACAAAGTATACAACAGCGTCTAATCTTGTTAAAAAAGTTAAACACATGCTTAAGCATGTCCCCGAATGGCTTCAAATAGCAGAGGTGAAAATTGATAATAGAAATTCTTTTGAATTAAGCAATGGTTCTCAAATTAAAGCTTCTTCAACTTCTGCAGATGCTGGACGTTCAGAGGCTCTTTCTTTGTTAGTTGTCGATGAGGCTGCACATGTTGATGGGTTAGATGAATTATGGACTGGTTTATATCCAACACTTTCAACAGGCGGTCGTTGTATTGCTCTTTCAACACCAAATGGTGTTGGAAATTGGTTTCATAAAACATATGTTGATGCCGATGCAGAGAAAAGTAATTTTCACCCCATTAAATTATTGTGGGATATACACCCAGATCGCGATGACGAATGGTTTGTAAAAGAAACAAGGAACATGTCGCGACGTCAAATCGCGCAAGAGCTAGAATGCAATTTTAATGCCTCTGGCGACACTGTTATACACCCAGACGACATCGCAAGAATCAATGCACAGATTAAACCACCAAAATATAGAACTGGTTTTGATAGAAATTTCTGGATATGGGAAGAATATAATCCAGAAAATACTTATCTACTTTCTGCCGATGTCGCAAGAGGTGATGGTAATGATTATTCTGTTTTTCATATATTCAAGTTAGAAACTATGGAAATTATAGCAGAATATCAAGGAAAGGTCACTCCTGATATGTTTTCTGGTATAGTTTTTAATGCAGGGCATGAATACGGAGATTGTATGGTTGTTGTAGAAAACAACTCTGTTGGATATACTGTTTTGGATAAGTTGATAGAAAAAGTTTATCCTAATATATATTTTTCAGTTAAGTCTAGCCATGAATATGTTGATCAACTAACAGCGGAATCTAGAACTGGAACGATTGCCGGGTTTACAACCTCTCTTAAAACACGCCCTCTCTTAGTAGCTAAGTTTGAAGAGTTTATAAGAAATAAAATTATAACAATTTATTCTTCAAGGTTTAGATCTGAATTAGATATTTTTATTTGGAATAATGGACGCCCAGAAGCACAAAAGGGATATAATGATGATTTAACTATGGCATGTGCAATAGGTTGTTGGGTAAGAGATACTGCAATTATAGAAAATCAAAGAGATTCTGCCTATAAAAAGGCCATGTTGGGTGCTATAATGAGAAGTGATTCTGTTTTAGACACCAGCATACCAGGGATGATTGGAAGGTCTAAAGCACGAGAATTGGATACAAAAAGAACTGAAGCTGAAAACCTATATAAAGAACATTTATGGTTATTAAAAGGATAAAATATGGCGAATAGAAATAAAAACCCAAAGGACGCAACGTGGCCACTATTTAAGAAGTTAACAAGACTTTTTTCTGGCCCGATAATTAACTATCGTTCTCAAACAACACGCCAGCTTTCTAGAAGAAGGCTAGATAAATATGGCAGTAGATTTAAAGATGTCGCAGGGCAGAAATTTCAAAGGTTGTCGTACAATCCCTTTGATAACTTGTCGGCAAATATTATGTCGCAGCAAAATAGAAATCAACGCTATGTTGATTTTGATCAAATGGAATACACTCCAGAAATTGCTTCTGCATTAGATATCTACGCAGACGAAATGACTACATCTAATAATATACGCGAAATGTTAACAATTAAAAGCACAAATGAAGAAATTAAAGGCATATTAGAAAGTTTATATTATAATATTTTAAATATTGAATTTAACTTATTTGGCTGGTGTCGCACGATGTGTAAATATGGTGATTTTTTTCTTTACTTAGACTTAAATCCTGAAGTCGGCGTAACAAATGTAATTGGTCTGCCCTCACAAGAGGTAGAAAGATTAGAAGGCGAAGATAAAACAAATCCAAATTATGTTCAATTTCAATGGAACACCGGCGGCATAACTTTGGAGAACTGGCAGATATCACACTTTAGAATATTAGGTAATGATAAATATGCTCCATATGGTACTTCTGTTTTAGAACCCGCAAGAAGAATTTGGCGCCAGTTAACCCTTCTTGAAGATGCAATGATGGCTTATCGTATTGTGCGCTCTCCCGAAAGAAGAGTTTTTTATATTGATGTTGGCGGAATCAATCCACAGGATGTTGAACAATATATGCAGAAAGCCATTACTTCAATGAAACGTAATCAAGTTGTAGATGCAGACACTGGACGAGTTGATTTGCGCTATAATCCAATGAGCGTTGACGAAGATTATTTTATTCCTGTGCGCGGAGGAGTACAAAGTACAAAAGTAGAATCACTTCCTGGCGGGACTTACACTGGAGATATTGATGATGTTAAATATCTAAGAGACAAATTATTTTCAGCATTAAAAATACCTCAATCTTATCTTGCACGTGGCGAAGGCGGCGAAGAAGATAAAACAACGTTAGCACAAAAAGACATTCGTTTTGCAAGAACAATTCAAAGATTACAAAGATCAATAATTACTGAGCTTGAAAAAATTGGTATTGTGCACCTTTACACACTTGGTTTTAGGGCTGATGATTTAGTGTCGTTTAGTTTATCTCTAAACAATCCTTCACAATTGGCGGAGTTGCAAGAGCTTGAACATTGGAGAATGAAGTTTGATACAGCAGGCGCGGCAACTGAAGGATACTTTAGCAAAAGATGGGTCTGGGAAAAGATTCTTGGAGTATCAGATGAAACAGCTATTCGCATTCAGAGGGAGATGTTCTTTGATGCCAAATTCCAAACAGCTCTTGAAACAGTTATTCAAGCTGGAATGGCTCAAATGGCTGGTGCAGCAGAACAAGCAGGCGGCGGAATGGGCTTAGAAGGCCCGGGCGCACCACCAGAAGAAGGCGCAGGACCACCTGCAGAAGAAGGCGCACCAGAAGAATTACCAGCCGGCACTCCCGAAGAAGAAGCTGGCGAAGGTGAAGAAGTCGCAGCAGAAGAAGGCCCCGAAGAAACGAATCTTATTGCATCGCCGGGAAAGCGTGATGAAGAAGACTGGTATAAAATAAAAAAGAAAGATGCGTTTGGCAGACCAAAGGCTACAACCACTTCTAAATCTAAAGGGAAATGGTATAAGCCTGTCACGTATGACAAAAGAGACATGGGCGCCAGAAGAAGGCACTATAAAGGCCAATGGGCAGATGAAGTAGGAAGCTCAACACAAAGAAATCTTTTTAAAGGTGCCATGGAATTGTTTGGTTTAGGCAAAAATGCGATTTATGAAGAAAATGAGACTAATTATGAGAAACAGGAAAAATCGATTTTAGAAGCGAATCAAGAGATTAAAAATTTGATATTGGAGTTAGATTCTAAAAACAATGAAAATGAAAATGAAAACAAAACACAATAAAAAAAGAAATACAGCATTTTTATATGAAACTTTAGTCCGCGAAATAGCAAAAAGTGTAATTAAGAAGCAGCCACAAAGAAATAATTTTATTACATCTTTGATTAAAGAGTACTTTATACAAGGCACTGAACTGGCAAAAGAATTAGAACTTTATAAAACATTAAACGAAATTAGAGACTTAGATCCTTATACCGCAGAAAAATTAATTCAAGAATCTAAACAAGCACATCAAAAAATAGATAAAAAGAAGTTGTTTATTGAACAAAGCAAACTTATATCAAAAATTAATAGAAATTTATCAAAAAATGTTTTTTCTAATTTTGTTCCAAATTATAAAAGTCTTGCTACAATTTCACAAATTTTTAATAATGACGTTTCTGTTAAAAATAAAGTCTTATTAGAAAAAGAATTATTAAATAAGCTAACTTCTTCTGAATGCTTGAACGAAGACAAACAAGCGCCTATCACAAATTTAGTTTATAAAACCTTTATTAAAAGATTTAATGAATCTTATAGTGGCACTTTACTGGAAGAACAAAAAAAGCTTTTGCAAAAATACATCACTTCCTTTGATGATAACGGCATTCAATTAAAAATATTTTTAAACGAAGAATTAAGTAGGCTAAAGAACTTAATTAATAAGTCGCTCACCCAAGAAGAAATAAAAGCTGATCCTGATATGATTGAAAAAACAAAGAAAGTATTAAATGTAATCGAGAGTTTTAAAAATAAACCATTTAATAAAGAGATGTTGACACAAGTATTAAAAATGCAAATTTTAACAAACGAGACACAGGACTAATGCCAAATTTCGATATTAGAATTGCACCACCAGAAGGTGCCCCACCAGGGATGATGCCTCCCGGCGAAGAACAAAAGCCACCACAAGCAACCGTAGATCTTAAAATTAGAAAAACGCTTGATGGTAGTTTTATTATATTTGACCATCCAGAAATAGATATAGTGATTATGCCACACATGCTTAAAATTATTTCTTTTCCAAAAGAAGAAATGGGAGATCACATTTATGCTTCACAAAGCAGGTTATTTGAATTTCTTTCTAAAAAGGGTGTAACTGTTTTTGATTCAACACAAGGCGGAAACCTTTATGGTTCCTTAGAGGCAAACATTCAACCACCTGTAGACATAGAAGTTGATCCAATTGAAGTTGCAATTTATGTTGTTGCTAAATTTATTGAAGAAGAAAAGCCGTTTTATGATCGGGAAGAAAAATATGAAGATGACGTTGAAGACTGGATGCTAGAACCAGACGATGAAAATTCAACTGATTTGGATTGGGCAGAGAAGACACACCAACCTAGAAAAGGTGTACAAAATAGATGGCCAGGAAGCACTGCTGCTTATGGACTTACAGGAATGTATAGGGCTTAAACTATGAATAAATTACAACTTAAACAATTGATTGAAGAAGAGATCAAAACGCTTATAGAAG